ATCTTACTTACTAAATCGGTAAATATATATCCATTCATATGTTCATTTTCATGTTGAAATATTCTTGCTGACATACCATGTAAATATTCTTCAACCTTTTCACCATTCTCATCTGTGTATTCTACATTGACCCATTTAGGTCTGTTTATCATTAAGAACAAGAAAGGAAAAGATAAACAACCCTCTTTCATGTTGATTGTCTCTGTGCTAAAATCTTTGATAAGAGGATTAAAACAGTTTCTTACTTTACCATTTTCTATCTGTGGATGACCACCCATGACAAACATACGAAATGGTAAACCGACTTGATTGCAAGATAGGCCTATGCCACCATACTTTGTCATACTATCATACATTTTTTGAGATAGTTCTTTTCTATCTTTCATCTCAAACTCTTTTAACATATCATCTGAAAATTCAGCAATTCTCATAAGTAATCTAGGATCAGTAGGTGGTATTAAAGGAAAAGTTTTATTATCTTTTTTCTTTAAATGTCTATGTAGATCAGTAATATGTTCTGTTGTTTTTTCTTTGTCTGTTTTAAGAATAGGTGTCTTACCACTTTGTATATTTTCATAGTGTTTGACTGCCTCTTCTACCTTTGCTGGGGTTAGTTTCTCTGCCATTATTCTGCCATCCTTGTAAAGTTTTTGTATTTCTCAAACTTCATAACTCTAGGGAACTTATCCATTAGAGCGTCACCTTTATGAGATATAACAAATACATTTTCTTTTGCCATAGTGGTATGTAGTATTCTCATAAACTCGTCTGTGCCTGAGCTATCTAGTGAACTATCAAATATCTCATCTAGTATTAGTAGATTTGTATTAGTTGAATTTTTAAGTTTAGCAATCTCTCGCCATGTAAATAATATTGCCAAATCTATTCTTAGTTTTTCACCCTCACTAAAAGAGTGATAATTAAACTCATCTCTGTGTCTTGATTTTATTGTCTCATTAAATTCTTCATCTAAACTAAAATTAACAAAGAAGTCCATATCTGCTAGATTCTTATTTATTAGTTGATTCATAATAGGTAAATACTGTTTAATTATTTTAGTTTTGATACCAGTATCTTGCATTAGATGTCTAGCGGTATCTATGTAAACTGCTTCTTCTTTTTGAGATAACTTATCTTTTTCTAATTCAGTTTTTCTATCTCTCAACTGATTTAGTTCACCAGTTTGTTCAGCTGTAGATACTTTTTCATCTCGTAGTTCTTCTATTTCTTCTCCTAGTTTCACTCTTTGTTTTTCTATTTCTTCGATAGATGTTTCATAACGATTTATCAATAACTCTTTTTCTCTGATTGTAACCATTGTTTTATTAATAGTGTCTAGTTTCATTTCACTAGTTTTGATTTCTTTATCTATCTGGTCTAAAGCACTTTCTAACTCTAATACTTTTTCTTTTTTCTTACCTATCATTGTAGATTTATATGCCTTATCAATCACTTGTTGACAAACAGGACAATCATCATGTAGTTCAAAGAAACTTAAATCTTTTTTATGTTTACTACAAGTGTTTTCTAATTTTGCTTCCATATTATGAAGTTTTTTATGCTTATCATTTATCTTTGATTGATCTATCACTTGTTTTTGTAATTCAGCAATATCTGTTTTAACTTTCGCTATATCTAGCGAATAGTTTGATATATCGGTTATACATTTATCTAACTCTGCTCTTTTAGATTCTACTAAATCTTTACTACGATTGCTAATATCATCAATGTATTTTTTCTTATCTTCAATCTTGTTATCAACTATTTGTTGATTAAAATCTGTTTGTTTGATTATCTCATCATGATTTTTTTGTTTCTCTCTAAATAATAAATTCATTTTAGAAAAGATTTCTATATCTAATATTTCTTCAACAACTTGTCGTCTATGTCTAGCTCTTAGTTGCATGAATGGCACGAAAGAAGCATTACCTAAAATTACAACTTGTGTAAATGATCTAAAATTTAATTTAAGTATTTGTTGTTCTAAATGTTTTTGATAATCTCTTTGAGCTGCGTCTTGATTTAGCATATCACCATCACACCATATCTCAAATGTGTTTGGTTTGATACCTCTTATAATTTTATAATCTTTTTGACCTACTACAAACTCAACTTCTACGACACATTCTTTTTCATTAATAGAATTAATTAGTTGATCTTTCTTAATATTACGAAATGGTCTTTGAAATAAACCAAAACATAGTGCGTCTAACATAGTAGATTTACCTGCACCGTTTTCACCTACAACTAGTGTTGTCTTATGATTAGCCAAGTCTATTTCTATAAACTGTTGACCAGTAGATAGAAAGTTTTTATATCTTACTTTCTTAAATGTTATCATATTTTATATCACTATCTTGTGCCTCTACAAACATTTCTTTAATCATAAGTTTCAATCTATCTTTATCTAAATCTACTGGCAATTGATCTACATAATTATTGACTAGTGTTATCGTATCTTCAGAGCCTTCAACTATATCATCACTTACATTTGCTTGGTTTAGATCAGAATAATCTTCTAATATTTTTAGTTCATGAACATTAATTTTGTTATATAATTTATCAAGTAGTCTATCAAACATTTGATTATTCTTTTTTGTCGTAACAACTAACTTTACAAACTTTTGATCGTATTCATTGATATCAATCTTATCGTAATCTATAACATCATCATGATAATTTAATCTTAAAAATATTGTATATGGATTCTCTATAAACTCTAACTCTCTTGTTTCGGTATCAAAGATGTGAAAGCCCTTTTTGTTTGCATAGTCTGACCATGTCATTTCATATTGACTGCCTAAGTAAAACACTTGACCATCATCACTCTTATGATGAAAATGACCACTAAAAACTTTTTCAAATCTTGATACAATAGATTTATCATAACCGTGTGTTTGCACCATTTTATCTAACATTCTAAAACCATTTAGATCAAAATGACCCATACAGATTTCAGCAGGTGCTGTGTTCAACATTTCTAGACATTGTTTTTCATTCTCTGGATTCATCCAAGGCATCATCAAAATATTTAAACCATCAAAGTTTACAACTTTAGGTTCTTCATAGATAAATGGTTCATTGATACCATCAGGTGCTGTACATAGTTCTTGAACAGCATTTACTTTATTTGTATTACGATAATAAATATCATGATTACCTATCAGTATATGAGTATCTATTTTATCTTGCCATAATCTCTGCATAAACTTATGTCTAAAATTATGAGCGATTCTATAATTGATATATTTTCTTCTATCTACAACATCACCTAAATGTATAAGTGTTTTTATATTATGCTCTTTTAGATATGGGAAAAATATATTATCATAAAACTTATAAAAGTATTCATCAAATATATTACTATCGTTACGAGCCCCGAAATGGGTATCGTTTAACAATGCTATTTTCATATTATTTTTTAGTCGGTTCTTCTTCTTTTAAATTTCTCTGTAAAAAATCTAACAATTGGCTTTGATATTGTGCGTCATCTCCTTGTAATTGATCCATCATATTTTCAACACCTGTATTAGCAATTAATTTAGATTTAATTTGTATTTGTTTTTTCTCTTTCTGTATTCTTCTTATAAATGCGTAATATATTATTTGTGTAAAATATGCAAATGGATTATTACTTTTATCTGGATTAAAATTATCCATATACTGTAAACAATTCTCAATACCATCACTAATCATATCGTCTCTAAATGTGTAATTAATAAAGTTTGGTCTGTAAGATAAGTGATTTGCAATCTTTAGAAAACACTCACCAATATAGTTTGTAACTTCTGGTTTTTTTCTATTTCTATTTTTTGCTTTCTCGCACCTATCTCGGTACTCTATCATCGCTTCAAGAAACTTTTTATTATCTACATAATGAGGTTTTTCTTTTGCTTTTTTCATAAACTTATTATACTATATTTTGTATTAAAACGCAAGCCTTTCAACTAATTTTTTTGGTGTGCTTGACAATCCTAGGAATCTGTGTATAATCGCCATGTGGGCGCTGGGGGATAGAGCTATAGCTAGTGTAAAGTAACTTTAGTTTCTTCTGGATAATATTCACCTTCTTCATCTTCTTTCTCACTTATTCTTTTATCTATTTCATCTGCTATTTCCATTATCTTTTTTATTTCTTCTTCAGAATAAGCAGTTTTAATTCTAGTAGTTTGTAGTTTTCTTAATATCACTTCATAATAATTTGCCAATTCTTTTGCGGCTCTTGATATCACAACTATTTTATCTTTTGGAATTACATATAATTTATCTGTGCTGAAAGGCACCCACGGTGCTAAAGTATTGTCGTCTTTGACACCAAACTGAGTCATTCTTGGAGTTGTAATTAATTGTAATGGATTTTGTATTCTTAAAAAATCT